ATCACGTATACGTATAAAAGATTGATCGCCAAAACAATGACTTCTTGCTTGACCAACCTCTTGGGGCTTTGCCGGAAAACACGACTTCCAACCATCTCCGTTGATCCTTAGAGAACCAGCCTTCCTCGGGACACGGATAACTCTGTTGATAGAAGTGCATGAAATCACAAAAGTGTAGATCATGCATCGCGCCACCAATCCACAAGCCCACTAATCTAGTAAGCGAAATGTCCAAACTAGACACACCACCTTCGGGATACAGCGCCAACTTGAACCACTCTTCGGTGGGACGGTGTGGTCGTCCACCACGGTAGGTTGTCCCAAGCAGTTTGAATTCGACTGGGTCTGTCGTCTTCTCACACTTCTCAGGTTTTAACACCATTCCGGTAACGTCGGCGTCTTCCTGGGCACGGCCGAGATCAAACTCACTGCCGGTCCGGAAAGCACTGTCATCCCCCAACACCTTAAGATTCCTGATTTCAGCGTCTTGACACGTGGTTAGGTAAGACACTAATATATAATTCACGACGGAATCAACCATCTGAGTAAACCAGGAGCCTGATGGCACACCTCGATATTTGCGGAACATCCGCCCATCTGGCATTAATATCGGAGTGTTTATAAAATACCACACCATGGAGTCCCAAACGTTGCGCCACTTAGCGGCATCACGTTATGAGACCTTCTCTCCATTCCAGTACTCGAAATCTATGTTCTGTCTGAGTATATCAAACGCCACACGGATAATCCAAGCTGGGACCTTCGTATCGAAGGAAGAGAAGTCCAGACCATAAAGTGTTTCTCCCTCTCTCAGTCCACAACACCATTCGGTGTACAATCGTTGTGAACTCTTCCCGTTCAACATCGGACAATGAGGATCACGCATGTACGCTCTATACATTTCTGGAGCGTACTGGCCCTCTATCACTAACATTTCTGCGGGGTACACCCAGACCAACCTGGTCTTAGGATCGGAAGCATCAGACATACCTCCTCTCTGACCAGCCAAACATGGTGGGAAACGCACGTTTGTTGGGTTAAACCGTTTTCCATCTTGTTTCATACGATGGCCAAGCCATCTCGCCTCATGATAGATCTCTTCCATGACCTCTCCTTTCTTTGAGCCCATGAAGGTAACACCAGCCGCGGTATCAGTACGGAAATACTGACCAACGCTGTGCCAATCCAAAGGTTGCCGTTTCCACGGCAGCTTGAACGCTTTCCTAGCCTTCAAGATTGCACCTTGCATTGCACGACGTTGCACGCGGTTCAGAGAACCAAAATCATTTTTGTCACCCGCGAACTTCGCTAAGGATTTATACATACCGAGAGTACCCTCGGGTCGACGAGTGAAACCGTAGATGTTTTCGTACATATCACGGTCAAATAGTTTTAGGGTCTGTCTAACCCACGGATCAGTATTAGACTGTCCGGAATACACTCCGTAACCGCCATATCTGGCTACCTCACGAAGATTTTCTGACGCAAAATCT